GTCTGCGCTTACGATCGTCCCGGAACGCCGCTCGGTGAAAAGCCGAGCCGCAGCGATCCGGTGCCGCAGCGGACCACCGCGGGGGACGCAGTCGCCGATTTGCATGCCCTACTGAGTGCTGCCGGCGTGAGGGGGCCCTACGTGCTTGTCGGGCACTCTTATGGCGGTCTGGTCGTCAGGCTTTACGCCAGCACCTATCCCGAAGACGTATCCGGTCTCGTCCTCGTCGACGCCCTCAGCGAAGGGCTTCGTGATGCGGAGACGCCTGAGCAGTGGCCGGTCCAGCGAAAGCTGATGGAGGGCGACATACGGGAAAGCCTGGCCCTTTACCCGGCCCTTGAAAGGATCGACCCGGACCGCAGCTTCGACCAAGTCCGCGCCGCCCCGCCGCTGCGTCCGCTCCCCTTAGTCGTATTGTCAGCGGACCGGCCCTGGGGGCCACAAGTCCCGTCGATGATTGCGGCAGGCGTGCTCCCGCCTGATGTGCCGCCCGATTTCGGCTTGGTCACCGATGCCGCGCAGAAGCAGGCACAGGACCGGCTCGCCAAGCTTGTGCCGAATGCGAAGCACATCACCAATACGGACAGCGGCCATGAGATACAAAAGGAGCAGCCTCAACTCGTGATCGACGCAATTCGCGAGGTCGTCCAGGCGGTCCGTAATGGGAGCAGACAGCTATCGCCCTGAGGCGTGGCCGCCGATGACGCGAACAGGGCGGCGAGGAATTCCGCAAGCGGCACATCTCGGACATACGGAATGTCTGCGATACGGTCGCCATCAAAGGAAAAAGCAGGACGTCCATTGGCGCTCGCAACTTGTCAGATGGCAACGAAGGCGAGCGCGCCGGCGGATTCGAGCGCAAGCTCGTAGGTCACTTCGCCATTGTGCTCGCCGGCGAATTCGAAGCTGGTGATCTGGAACGGTCCCGTCACCGTGCCGAAGTCGGGAATGACGAGCTGATAATTCTTCACCGCGCCGTCGAAAAAGGTTTGGCGCAGCAGCGCGTCGGAGGCGGCGTCCTTGAACAGGCCGCGCCCGGCGACGGACGCACGCTTGACGCCCGCGCCGTCGAGCAGCTCACGCCAGCGCTCGGCCGACTCCGCGTGGGTGATGTCCACCGTCTCCGCATTGAAAGCGAGCCTGCGCGAGCGCAGCCCCGCAATGGTCACATAGCTCGCCCCGTCATAGATCTTGACGAGCAAATCCTTGCCTTTTTGCGCGGCCATTTGAAATCCTCCGAACGGCCCTCATCCTGAGGAGCGCGCACCGCGCGCGTCTCGAAGGACGAGGTTATTGGGTGCATGGTTCGAGATGCGCCGCTTCGCGGCGCTCCTCACCATGAGGCGGTCTGATCACGCGGGCTCGGTGACCGCGCGGAAACGCACCAGCGCGTGGTAGGTGCGCCCGTCCGCCTCGCGCCGCACATCGGCGACCGCAAAGCGCAGATTGACCAGGCGGTGGCCGGAAAGCGCGAGCGGCGCATCGTCGAGCGTTTGCAACAGCGCGCCCGCGATCAGATGCGCCTCTCTGTGGCCGCCCTGGCGCGACCAGGCGTGCAGCGTGAGCTAGTGTTCCTCGCCGCGATCGCTCCCGGTGGACCAGTCGATCACCCGCGCTTCGCCGATCGTCACATAGGGAAACGCGGCGTTGCGCGGCGGCTCGTCATAGACATGCGCGCCGCCGAGCAGCGCCAAGAGCGCGCCGTCGGCGACCAAAGCAGCATGGATCGCGCTGCGCAGCGCGACAGCGGCGGCGGTCGGCATGGGATTGTCTCACTGAAAAGGAACGCCCCTCCCCGCTTGCGAAGCGGCGAGGGGTTTCAGTCCACCCGCTCTTCGGCGTGGATGTCGAGAAAGCGGTCGGAGCGGTCGTGCGCACGCACGCTGACGATGCGGAACACGCGCGCGTCGAGGCGCAACTGATGCTGGGTCGTGATTGCCGGACCTGCGCGCACGCGAATGCGATGCGTCACCGTCGCGCCCGCGCTTTCACCCTCGACATCGCCGCGCGCGGCTACCGGCGTCACCTCCGCCCAGATCGTGCCGACGTCCGAATAGGCGCGCGTGACGCCGCCCGCGCCGTCCGGCGTTTCCACCGGCGCCTCCAGCACAAGGCGGCGATTGAGGCGGCCCGGATCGATCATAGCGCGAGCACCCGATAAGGCGCGATCAGAGCCGCGACGGTCGCAGGCATGCGCAGTGCGCTTTCGTCCGGCGGCCCGGCGCCGCGGTTCTCGTACCAATGGGCAACGAGCTGGCGGATCGCCTGTTTCAGCGGCTCGGGAACATCGGAAGCGGTCGCGCCGTAACCCGCCTCGACATCGATCTCGATGCCGGCGACGGCCCGGCCCGGACGCGGCAGCGCGTATGGCGCAAAGGCGATGACGCCCGGCGCCGCCGCGCCATCGATGGCGAAGGCCTCCGCATCGATCGCCTGCGCTGCGCCGGCCGAGTCATAGACGCGCGCGGTCAACACCTGCCGCAGCGGCGCGGGATAGGATTCGATCCGCCCGCTTGCCGGCCAGGCGTCGCGCACGATGCGCCACGTCTGCGCAATCAGCGCCCGGCGCGTCTCCTTCTCGATATGCGTGCGCGCGGCGGCGACAAGCGCCCCGATCAGCGCTTCGTCGTCGTCATGCGCAACGCGCAGCCAGGCTTTCGCCTCGGCGAGCGACAGCGGCTCGACCGCCGGCGGCGTGAGAAGAATTGAGCTCATGGGTTATCCTTCGGTGCGCTGTTCCTGCGCGAGTGCGCGCGCCGCTCTTCATCTGCCGCTCGTTCGGCATTATCGATCGTCACCGCCGAGCTTGACCCGGCGGTCCATTTCGACCGGCCGCAAAGCTGAACCGCCGTTAGGGAAATGCGCACGCCGCATGCGCCGCTGCGCTTGACAGATAGCCCAACGCGGAGGGCTGCTCGCTACGGTTTCACCGCTTTGCTGCGCAGTGTTTCACGCAATTCCGTTAGCGCCCTGAATTGTTGTTCGGTTTCCAGCACATAGTAATCTGGGCGGTCTGGATCTGACTCAACGACACCATAGCTTCCGCCCGTTAGATCTTCCAAAGCCATTTTGACGGAGAGGTATTGCTGCTCATCCGCCCACAATACGGAAAACTCTATGCCCTCAGACTTATGATAGAAAGTCGTCTTGAACTTTGCCATGGGCTTGCACCTAGCGCACCGGGAAGGCTGTAATGATTCTGAATCCATGCCTTGCAAGAGGATCGTGTTGAATGACGACACGCACTCCGTAAGTATCACGAAGCTCGGCCTGAGAATGTGGTCTTGCCATATAAGCCTCGTAGCCCGTCGAAGTTCCGAATCGTGCTTCAATTCTCACGCCTGACCTAGCTCCGCTCACCACCTGGTCAACCACGGTTTGATTTTGAGCCAAGGTAGAATTCACCAGCTTGTTTGCTGCCTCCAAAGATGAAAACGAACCAGCCCTGAGACCTTCAAAGTCGTCTCCGAGCCCCTCCGCTCGTTGAGCAATTTCACGGACCCGTCGTAGCACGTATTCACGGCTTCTTACGTGTTGTTGGATCACATGGGTGTTTTCGCTAAGGTCAACGCGATAATCTAATTGATCGTTCTGTGCATAACGCGCACCCGGCTTCCATTCGTTGTCGGGCGTGGCGTCCGAGAGGATGCGGGCATCATTGATGCCGCCGCCTCCGCCGCCGCTATCTGTCCACTGCCCGCCGTCGGGATTTCCGGCGGGCACGCGCGGCTGGGGCTATAAGCAAGACCGAATTCACTAATGCGACGGTTCAGCTCTGTGGGCGTGTGCGTTTGGACAGAAAGATGCAAACAGCGCAGGCAACGCTGACGAACAATTCGGCCTGGGCATCGTCGATCTCTTTGCCCTCGCTCACGTGACGCGCGTTGTCGGACGCGAAGCCCCACAGCTTTTCGACGGCCGCGTCGAGAGGCTTCGGAAGATCGAGCCTCTTCACAAGCTGGCCCAAAGTCGGGCTCTGATCGTCAAGGACATCGCGCGCAGTGCATTCAAGCGCCGCGCCCGCATGTTGAATTGCTCCCGTGATATCGGGGATTGGTCTGCGCGAGATATCGCGTAGGGCCTCTCGGATTTCCCCGGCGGCTTTGCTTCGGCCACTCGCCGTCAGTACGTCCACGGCCTCATGCGTTGTCGCCTCGAAAGCCTGGTCGCCACGATAGACAATCCCTTCAATCGTCAGCTCCCAGCCGATGCCGTTCTCACGGAAACAGCGGTTTAGCTCGGCCCGGAATGCCTCGGCCCGATCTGTTCCGGGGTGAAGGGTGCGGTGGAGCGCTTCGGCGATGTCATAGACCTT